CGAAGCCTGTCCCATCTGTGCAAGTCCGCCTAAGCGGTTGTACTGCTGATTGATAAGCTGTGACAAAACTTGCGGCCTGAACTGTGCGAGCGCACCCTGGAGATTTCCGCCGCGAAGTCCACCCGTAGCCGACGCATTTTGAAGCATGGCATTTTCGCCCTGCTGAGTCATTGCGAGCATTTCAGGTCCGCCAGCGAGAGCCGCTATAGCCGCCTGCTGTTCCTCGGGCGTGCCAAGTCCGGCTAGATTCTGCATCCCGCCGAGCGCACCTTGCCCGGCCTGAACATACGGCTGTAAAAGAGCCTGCATGGCGTCAAACTGCCTGCGCTGTTCATCGATGCCAGCCTGCGCGGCTCCGGCCTGATCCTTCGCAGCCTTGTTCGCAAATAGTCCGCCCATGAGTCCAGATAGGAGCGTTGCCCCGCCTGCTATTAATGCCGGTATTATCATATCGCCCCCTACTTCGCGCTCACGGTGCGGCTACCAAGCGTATCGACTTGCGCATACAACTGTAGCATGGATACAAAAGGATTATTAGCCGGAGCGGCCCCCACGGCAGCTACTCTTACAATCCTCGCTATAATATGGCCGCCTAGCCCGGCCGCGGGAGTAAACGATGCGAGGTCAAATCTTAGCATTGTCCTGTCGGGCGTGTTCGCTGGTATCAAAAGATCAGTGCTCGTATAAAGAGCGGGGAACTGCCATACGCCATCGAGCCCAACGTATCCATATTCGATTGAGAAACGGACGTATCTCGCTGTCCCGTCAACGCCGTTAGTAGTCAATCTCACATGCCACTGTACTTGTGACCCTTCCTTCCAAGCAAATATGATCCCATGCGCTTCGCATATATGGGCATCATTGACCGCCCATTGCGGCATTCTGATATTCCCGCCAAGTACGGCAAGCGTTGGAACTCCAGCCGCTACCGTCCTAATTACGATCGGGAGATCGATTGTTCTATACTGCGGCGCTTCCAAAAGATCGCATGTAGAAAAAACGCGCTCGAACTTTCGGATAGCGTCAACATCGCCATCGGTTATTTTCTCGAGCTGAGTCCGTGCAAGGTTGAGCTTTGACCTTACCATGCTAGTGGCTCCATGGTTACCTCAAGACGGGCGACTGACAACCGAGCCCGGCTATCACCTGAAAACCGCTGCGCCCGCCAGTTCCGCATAATACCCTGTTGGAACCAGGAAAGGCGGCGCATTCTGTCCCCGGTCAATCCCGCGTGGATGGGCCTCGGCTCGCTCCATACCTCACCATCTAGCGTGTAGCTTGTCGATATCATCGGATCAGTCCCGAACGCAACGCGGCCCGAGAGTACCACAAGTTCAACTTGATTCCAGATAGCCCCGCGTCCTTCGTTGTAGGCTATCACGGTTCCAAACTCCCACCTGACAACGGTCCCGAAGTGATGCGCGGAATCCTCGGTAATAACGCCAAAGTCGCCGGTTAGAGCATCGCAGACATTCCATTGATCATACGCCCATACCGGATCAAGGAGTCTATAGACCGAGAAATCAATCGCCGAGCTCGTAAGTTGAAACCATACCTGCGTACTCATTGTCTGCGAAGCATCGAGATCATAGGCAAGCGTCCGATCAGGTAGCCTGATCCATAATTGCGGATGCGATTGATGGACGTGCGTTTCAAGAACGACTGATTCAAGATCGGCCTCGCCATAGGATGCAAGAAGGCTATCAACTTCAAGCGTGCTTATCTTCGCGGCCTGGGCGTTTGTCCCAAGATACACACCAGGAGTCTCATTGCGGCCAGAGCCAAGGAATGCTACGTAATCGCCCAGAATGCACGCGCATTGATTACCTATCGCGCCTTTCTGTATCTGCGCGCCTTCTACGCGCTGGAACGGGAATAGGTCGCCGCCTACGTTTCCGAAAAACTCTATCGTATAGCGGTTGACTGCTACAATCTCGTTTCTAATCTTGAGGACAGCGACGATAGGGTCAGGGTCAATTTCCGAGGAGCCGTACTTTAGCGGATTGACTAGCGTTGGATCGGTCAACTCGGTAACTACCAGATACTCGCCATCGGTCGATATGAAGTATCCATCAACCCATGCGACAGATAGGCAGTCTCCAAGATCGGGATCAACCACCTGGGTAAGTAGCGCGCCGTCCCAATAATAGAGCCGCGTCCCCGACTGAATAGCAAGGCGGTCGAAGGAGTATGTCAGGTAGCATCGATTCCCTACGCCGACGTCTCCAAGGACCGTATGCGTTCCATCAGCCTCGACTCGGCAGAGCTTAGTCCCTGACACGCGATATAGTACGCCGTTCCAGTTTATCCCGCCGCGAGGAGCTCCTTCGCCAGTACCGAGCGATTCCGCGCCATCCGCAGTTCGCAGATACCCAGCGCTTATGCCGGACTCCATCGGGACCGGCACCATATTGACCGGGTATGAGTGCCGGAGATTGGCAGACTCATCGGCGTAGACGCCCGCGAGGATCGGGACCTGCGTATTAGGCTCCCTTCATCCGCTCTATTGAATAGGCGACCGTCATGTCATCGCCAGCGGCTACGTTCGCCGAGTCGTATACGCGCAACTTGCTACCAGACAAGATATACGAATCCTGCGGAATAGGGACTTGTATGTCACCATTTACAAATGCGGTTTCCCTGAAAGTCCCCTGCATAAACATGTAATATCGAGTCAAGCTTGCCGCCTGGACCGCCCCTGCGGATATTCGACCAAGAACCGATCCCGCAGCATTCTGCACTTCAGCGACAACTTGCCTATTGCCAACTGTCGCATCTGAAACGTACTTAACAAAAATGGCATTGAGCCGCCATATTTCGCCAGCAGGGCACACGAACTCTTTGTCATGATCATTTAGCGTTTCGTCAATATTGCGCTCTATGTACGGGACGAGCGCCACCGCCTCCGAGTAATTCCCCTCTGAATGTTTAATCCGCATATCATCCCCCTAGCCTACGCGATACCAGCTATTGGTCGCGAGGTCATACTTCCACTTAAAGAAAGCGTCGATAGCCGTTGCTCCGACCGGAACGCCTGTGACAGCCGTAGCACCGTTCGCCGCTATGGCAAGCGTGGTAAGCGCGGCCGTTATATTGACGGTTATCTCTTGCTTGTCGCGGCACTTCGTATTCAGCGGGAACGTGAGCGTGCCGTTATCGCCGCCAGCGAGCGGCGTCAAGATCAAATGCACGTCTTTATTGTCGTCCTGAATCTGAATGCTGAACGGGTCCGTATTCGGGGCCGCGTACTGCGTATCCTCTTCGGGGCGTCCTATAGTGATGTCGGCCTGAATCTCGGCGAGTAGGTCAGTATACGAAACCCCCCGATAATCGCCTTGCGTCGAAATCCACAGCACGAACCAATCGCTAGGGCTAATCGTGCTGGTTTTGGTAGGTACTCCCATGTCTTACTCCAATACGACCGTTTCTTCCGGGCGTTCGACTGTGCCACTATCAAGCGGCGGCATGAATGGCGAATCGTGATCCTTATATCCCGCGCCCTTCGGGATTCCCTGGACGCGCATCTCGGCAGGCTTGGCCGACATCGCCATGAGCGTATTGAACGCGGCCCGAGCCGTCGCGCGTGTTTCAGGGCTTACGCTCTTTCCATACGACGGGCCGAGGCGCACCGCGAGATTGGTAATTACGGCTTCATAGGCGCTGTCAGGTACACCGGAATCACTTGTCGCGTCGGTATCATGAGGATTTGCCGGAAGCGGATACCCGAGGCGAATCCCCCGAGCGTTCCACTCTCCGAGCATAGCGTCAAGTCTCCATGCGGCCTGCTCGATCTGGTCCGCCGAAAGGTCGAACGCATAGGTAGCAAGCCCTATTTCGGATAGCGCGGCCTGGATAACTTGACGCTTTGTGTAGCTCATGCCTTCGCCTTTTTAGGGTATGCCCGGAACTGGATTTTCTTCACGGGCATCAGCTCCCCGGCCTTCTTGCACTTCTTAATAAAGTCACGCTCTTGATAGTTAGGTTCGCCGAACGTGACAACCATCTCCTCGCGCTTTGACCGCGAGTCGGGCTTATTGCGCCAGGTCGCGCGGACTACCGTCTTTTCATTGACAATCTTGACGGCAGACTTCATCCCTGATCCGATAAGCGCGCCGCATACGAGCGCGAATAGCTTCGGGTCAATCGTGATTTTCACTTCCTGCCCCCGCCCTTCTTCTTCCCGCCTTTCTTACTCCCGCACGGCATCTTTCGCCTCCTCGGCTTTCGCGATCTCTTCCGCGAGCCTATCCGGGCCCCAGCGCTTATCTACATTGATCCCGATCTCTTCGGCCTTGGCTACAAGGGCATACTCGGCGGGTTTGTCCTTGACGGGCTCCTCAGCTTTCGGCGCCTCGGCTTTCGTAGTCTTTGCGGAATCGATAGCATCGAACGACGTGCCATAAAAGCCAGCCTTTAGCGCGGCGTCGTACTCATCTTCATCGATAACAAGTTGCGTCCCGACCGTATCGGCCCCATGCTTTTCCGGGCCGGGCGTAATAAAAACATATCTCGGGAACTCCATGTTTGCTCCTTTCAAAACCGGCCCGGAGTTTTACCGGGCCGGTATTTCTTACTTACACAACCGATAGATGACGTATGTCGTCGCGGCAGTCTTCCGCAAACGGAATCTTCCCGCCGTGGCAGTCGCAACCACAAGGTCGCCGACATTGGTCACGCCAGCGGCGACCGCGACGGTAAACGCATTGGCGCCCGTGGCAATTACCGAGAAATCGATAGCCTTATTGATTCCAAGATCAAATGCGGCATCTAGCACGGTTGCGGCCGGGAGTGTCCCCGTAACGGCGGCGGCAGTTGTTGAGGTTATAATCCCCGAAGTAATCATCGCAGCCGTAATTGCACCCGTGGCATCGAGAGCAACCGGATCGGGCTGATTTACATAATCAGCTTCCTCGAAAGGTCGCGCATCGGTACCGATGTTGTAGAAAAGTTCCGAAGAACCGGCCGCGATCTTAATATGTCCCGCCGCCGCAAAAGCGCCCGAAACATACTCTTCATCGGCGAGTCCTTCCTTTAACACATCCCAGGTGTCGGGATGGTTCGGATATCCGGCTCGCTGATAAACGGTATACGGCGCCTTCGACCATACTGCAACCTTAGCGGCGGCAGCTACGCCGACCTCGCCGGAATTGCCGAACGGATATACTTTACTGGACATGATTGCACTCTCCTTATAAACGCGGGGCGAGCAATTAAGCCCGCCCCTATTGGATTAGGGCTGCGAGAACATCATGATACCGTTCATCTCGGGCTGCTTGTTCGCAACTCCGAAAAGGGTATCAATGCGGAGGAACACGTTGCCGGTCAGGATGTCGTATTGCTTCTGCATGATGACTTCAAGGCCCTGCTCGGTAACTCCCCGGACAATAGCCGCACCCGCGTCGGTCGGCAAGGACCAGCGGCCGGGGATAATTTCTAAGGACTCTTTCTGCCAGAACGGATTAGCCGCAGCCGTCGCAGTATTGAGCCACACGATAGCC